GACCTGGGTTATGCGGATGAATGGGAAGAGCAAAGAGACACGCCGCTAATAGTAGGCGATGCGCGTAAAGCTCGCTTTAAAACGCTGTTTAAAAAGCATAACGTACCCAAAGTAGTGGACTATCTGTCTATGGATTTAGAGCCGCCTACGGTTACGTTAGAGGTCTTAAAACGGATTCCCTTCGATGTGTATACATTCCGGGTCATAACTTACGAGCATGACGCTTATAGGAACCTGGGAACTTTGGAGCCTTCGCGGAAGCTACTTGAAAAGCACGGGTATATTTTAGACAAGACTGTAAATAACCAAGAAGATTGGTATATAAATACGAACCTATGAACTGGAACTTAAGCGAGATCGGTATAAACATTGGCCTAATGGTGGGCGGTTTTTTCGGGTCTCTGATTACCATAAAGAAAAAGCGTTCAATAAAGGAACAGCTGTTAAGCATCATTACCGGAACCATGAGCGCCAACTACCTTACGCCGGTTCTTATAGATTGGTTCAGCCTTCAGGGGTCCAGCCAATACGGGACGGCCTTTATAGTAGGGTTCGGAGGGCTTAAGCTGGTAGAAGCTCTTTACGACAAGTTCTTTAACAAGGTAGGGGCATGAAAGACTTTGTTTTGAACGCCCTACAATTTACCGTTATTGCTCTTCTGGCCTTTGCTCTGTTTGCTTGGATCGAGCTTAAATTTTTCTTGCCCCAAGTAGAAAAAGACATCTTAGACCACTTGCCCAAAGATTCGGCCTACCATGCCGCCGACACCATCCGCTAAGGTTGAATATGCGATACAAGGGCAATTCCTCTACATTGTGGTCCGCTATTGGGACGAGTACGGCGAGAACTGCGCTGCTATTTATCCCGTTTCTTTTCACGCTTGTTAGCTGCTCGGCTAACTGGCACTTAAGAAAAGCCATAGCGAAGGACCCGACTATAATTAAGCCGCAAGTAATTACCTTAATCGACACGGTTATAGTAACGCCTCCGGAGCGCGTAGAAACGACTTTAGTAGCTCTTCCTATTGACACTATAACAATAGAGCGGGAGCGCCTTAAAATTAAGATTAGGCGTATTCACGACACCCTAATAGTGGACGGCGAATGTAAGAGCGATACTATTAGAATTACAGAGACTATTGAAGGCCCGCCGGTAATTAAATATACCCCTCGTCCTAACTGGGAGAGCTGGTTAATTTACGGGGGCTTGGGGCTTCTGGCCTTTCGCGTAGTGTCCAAGTTTTTGGGCTGAGTAATTCACTAACTTTCAAACCTTTGTAATTTTGTATAACCAGACTATGGACCGAATGAGTAACGCGTATTACAAAGACCCAGAAGTAAGAGCGCAAATAGACCAGGTTTTAGAGAAGAACGCCCGGATGTTTGCGAACCTCGGCAATACCTCTACGCCTGATGAAGTGAAGTGGGCGAAGAACAAAGAGCGCCAAAGGTTAAAGAGGGTACAGCACTTGGACCCGGTAACTGTTGGAAGTATGCTTATAGAAGATTAGGGGGCTTATTGCGCCCCTTTTTTATTATATGTCATGGCCAATAAAGAACAGCTAATAAAATTCGTTAGGGAGCATTTAGGCGAGCTGAACAGACCTAAAAACCCAAAGGGGTTAAAGACCCTTGCTAAAGAGTACGCGGCCATCTACGGCGGCGAAGTAGAGAACATCCGGTACATGATGCGCTACTATACGGGCCGGACCGGAAGGAAGAAAAACAAAGTATTAGAGGTAAGGGATCGGGACCGGGGCGAAACCCAGCCAAAGCGCCCTTATAGGTATGCTAAGGTTTTGGTATTTGATATTGAGACTTCGCCAATAATAGCCTACACCTGGGGTATATGGGGTCAGAACATACCGACCGATAACATTATAAAGGACTGGTTAATCTTGACGTGGGCGGCTAAGTGGTTATTTGAGGACAAAGTATATAGCGCGAAGATCACGCCCAAAGAGATAAAGGCAGACGATGACAGCCGGATAGTTAAAGCGCTCTGGGCAATGATTGAGGAGGCCGATATAGTTATAGCTCATAATGCCGCGAAGTTTGACGTTAAGCGGATGAATACGCGCTTTTTAAAGCACCGGTTAGGCTTGCCCAGTCCTTATCAGGTTATAGATACTTTAAAGCACGCTCGCAAAAAGTTTAATATTACGAGTAACCGCCTGGACTACATAGCCAAGGACTTTTTAGGTATAGACGGCAAGATGGAAACGCCTAAAGGACTTTGGAAGCAATGCATAGAGGGCAGCTCTGAGGCGCTGGATATGATGGATAAATATTGCATTAAGGACGTATACGTGCTTGAAGATGTATATATCCATCTTAGACCCTACATACAGCCACATCCAAACATTGGGCTATTGGAGCACAGTAGTAAACCGCAATGCCCTTGCTGCGGTTCTGAAGAGCTGACCGAGATAGGCGAGTATAGAACCTACGTTAATACGTTTATGGCCTTCAGATGTCCAGAGGGTAGTATAAGTAGGGCCAGGGTAAACAGCACACCGAGAAAGACGCGCGATAACTTAAACGTAAGTACGCCGCAGTAGTTACAGCTCTTTAGTCTTTTGCTTGTAGTGTTCTATCTCTTCCTTTATCTCTGGTATACTCAGCTTTAAATTTTGCCCTCTGCGGCCTCGTAATGCCTTTAACCTATCTAACCCTATGCGAGCCTCTAAACCTTCGCTATACTCAGCGATAGACCCGTGCTTGTGCTGATTGCAGTAAACGCATTGTCCGTGTACATTGTCCTCGTCAAATCTTAATTCGGGGTGAGATCCTACGCTATAAAAGTGGCCAGCGTCATACTTACCCGAAAAACTACGGCCACAACTTATACAGCCTTTAGCCTTGTCTCGTTCCCTTATGTACTTGTTAAATACTACTTGCAGTTTTTTAAGCCAAGTAGAATACGTATAAAGAGCTTCGCGCATTTGCTTAGTCTCGGCCTTCCGCTTCTTAGCGTCTTGCTGCTTCTTGAACTCTAAAATGCATTTAGGGTTACCGCACACCGGCTGCAACGTGCTATACCTGGGCCGGAACCATTCTTTGCAGATCCTGCATTTTTTCTGTCTTACGGTCAAGCGTCCAGCATTTGAAGGGCTTTTCTGTATTCCTGCTCAGCTTTGAACTTTAACCAGCCCGGCATAAGATTGTCATTACTGACCAGCTTATACATATGGTACAGCGAAGCCTTAGCCGTCTGCTTAGTGGCCCGAACCTTGGCGCGTTCCCTTTGGGTATACAACGTCATCTTCTGCTCCATCTTTAGGTTAGCTTCCCTTATGTCTTCGTCCGTGCGTTTAAGAACCATACAGAAATTGTCTTCACATAGATACAGAATACGCAGTATATCCTTATCCCTAACGTCTACAAGACCCTCCATATTCCTAAGCCCGTGCAGTACTGTTGCATGGTCTTTACCAAACTCCGCACCTAACGAGTGAAGCGTAGAGCTTTTAGAGTAAGTGCGCTTTAAATACCAATAGAGCTGCCGGGCAATTACTAAAGGTCTGTAGCGCGTTCCCTTGTAAACATCTTCCAGCGTATAAGAAGCACCGTATACAGAGTTCACAGCGCTTAAAACTATTTCTAAAGCTGTGTTATCTCTCATCCGGCGAAGTGTAATTCTTTTACGTTGAGTTGGAGCTGGGTCCGTATACCGTTATCACCGTTCCAAGCGTGGGCCGATGGGACGCCCTTTACAAATAGCTTAGTCCCTTTAGTTAGGTGCGTAAGTATTTTGCTTTCTGGTCTAATCCAATAAGAACAGCGGACCCAAATAGTAGCGGCCTTCCCTTGCTCATCTTTCTGCCAAGGGTGGCGAGTGGCTATGTTAAACTCTATTACGAGCTTATCCGAGTTCTTAGGGGTCTTTAGCTCAGCGTCTGCGCCGAGGGTTCCGAGTGCACTTAGTTCGATCATGTTTGTTTGTTTTTAGTCGAATGAATTTAAGACTGCTTCTATAGCGCCGATCCGTTCGCGTAGGCTTTGCTTATACGCCTCTACCGCCTGAGGGTCTTGCTCTATGTAGTACCCTTTAGAGCTTGCAACGAGATTACGGACCATACCGTTAAGGCGAATGTAGTTAATAACCTTTCGGACCCTGGCCCCGTTTATCTTGAAATTAAACGGCTCAGCCTTCAGAGCTTTAATAATCTGTCCAGAGGTTACGGCGTTATCCTGGCCTACCTTAGTCCGTAGTCCGGCGAGCATGACCGGTAAGAGGTTGTGCTGTTCCCATGCCGTTAGGGGCTGGGTCTGCTCTTCAAAGCCGATCATTTGAGTACAAAGTTTTCGGCCGCTTCCTGCAACAGCTCTACCCGTGCCTTTAACTGCTCTATGTGTTCCTCGCTGTATTCAAGGTCCCAGATGCGTACGCGCTCGTCTACTTCGATGTCGTCAAATACGTGCATCTTTCTGAGCTGCTTACAGTATACATCGTATTCGGGGTTATCGTCCATGCCTTGGAACTTCCAACGCGCCGCACTCTCTAAGCCTATTAACGTGTCCTCTGGCGTGTTAATAAGGGTATAGACTAACCGAGCGTGCTTTAGTCCCGTAAGCCACATATAGACCATCAACTGCCAGCCGTAGTCTGTAAGCATACCGCTTTTAGTATGTACGCCCTCGGCTTTCCAAAACGTATCGAACGTCCAAGCGGTTTTTATGTCTAATACCTCTTCGTCTGTTAGAAGGTCAGGCGTACCCGTTGCCCATTTGTTAGTTAGGTTCTTGTCGTTTTTCTTGTACAGTATTTGGTTCTCTTCAACCAACTGCAAAAGGCTTATGCTTTGCTCTTCGCAGCGTATGCCTTTGTCCATCTGGTCCGTTCGTACCGGCATACGGCGGCCGTACTTCTCAGCTATATACCATTCTCTTAAATAGGTCTGAGCGCCTACGGGTAACTCGTTCTTTTTGGGGCTGCCCATAATCTTACCCGCCTCGCTTGCTCTTATCTTAAATGCTTTCATGCTTCGCGCTTTTTGGTGAATGCCTCGTTAATGATAGGGTTCGATAGTTCCTGCGGGGTAATAGACGCCTTTACAATGTCCCAAGGATTAGCCGCGATCCATTGCGCTGTCCTCTTTGCCTCTTCTTCTCTGTTAACCTCGTCCTGGCTTAATACTTCCCCTTCTACTATTTCCATCTCTTTGTACTCTTCGGGGTTGTAGATGTCCGCAGCTATACCCAAATCGGCCGCGCACTTCTTTAATGCATCTGTAGCCGCACCTTTTAGATCATTGCCCAGGTCTAACGGCGTGTCGGTTCCTTTCCTAAACTTAAGGTCCTGCCGGCCATATTGCATCTTTACTATAGACTTACCATTACTGCGAACGGTTAGGCGGCCTTTTACAATTACTTGCCGGGCCTCAAGGTTTACGATTTCATCGACTATTTCAAAGTCCCAGTCCCAGCCAAAGGCCAGATTTAGAACCTTCTTTACATAGCCCCCACTTACGTAGGTCCATTGGCCGCCGCCTTTCGCTGGACGTTTGCGGGTGTACCTCGGCGGGGTTCGTTTGAGAAAGAAATTGATTTGCTCAAGGTCCAAGGCTAAACTGTCTTTAACCTTTATTACCTCTTCCTTTCGGATTTGCGGGACTGCTTTTTTACTGTCCATTGTTATACGTTTGGTGAGCCACAAATATAAACGGCTTTTCTAACTTTTCGCAAAAAGGGGTAAAAAGTGTTAAAACGCGGACGAAATGTTAAAATTTAACCGCTATCTAAAAACTTGTTTATATTCGTCCCAACCAAATACATTAAACCATGATTAAACAACAGCTTAGAACCTGGGACATTCAGGGCATACCGGCGGACGCTGAAGTAGCTTCCGTGGAAGTAGAGTACAAACTGGACGTAATACCAGTAGACAGTAGACACGCGCCCGGCATCACTATAATGATAACCGGCACGGCTACTATTTATATGGAACACTTCCGGGAGGTAGTCAATGAAACGCACTACGCGGGGCGCGACATTGTAAACGAGATTTACAAAGAGTCCAGGGAAGTAGTAGACATCTACGGCTTCGGCTTAGAGGATCAAGGCGCTTTCCTTTACCGCGCTGAGTACGAAGCTATCTTAGAAATAGAGGACCTCAGCGAAGAGGACTGCAAGGCTAACCTATACTTTTCTGCCAGATGATACAGAGAAGCGTATTTAGTAAGATGAGCGAAGAGAACCGCGCTAAAATAGAAGCGTATAAACACGCCGATATTATACTGCCCGAACTTCGTAATAAGGTTAGGCCGCACGAGCTTACCCTACTAACGGCTCTTACGGTTTGGTACATAATGATGCCCGGCCAGAGCTTTAACCTAATAACCTTTAACGACTTTTTCAGCAATGAATAAAAGAACCTTTTTAATCCTTGGAGCCTTTATCGTAACCTTTGGGCTGCTCGGTATGATCTATTGGGTCCTAACGGACGAGGACAGCCTATACGTAGCGCAGTTTTTTATGGACCTTCTTTGGTTGACTATCGAAACGGCTATAGTTATAACCTTCGTGGCCTATGTGCTTATCCAATTTCTCTACTATGTCGGATACTATAAAGACCTGGAAGAATGATAAGCGCGATAAGACACGATTTACGCACGGAGATTAGCCACGGGCTGAGCGAGCGCACGAACAAAGAGCTGGACCACTTAATAGAGCAAATCAACGCCGCCGGGTTCCAAGAATGGGAACGCCTGGCCCTGGTCCAGCATATTGAATGGGTGAAACTGTTAAAAGAGCAGGACTCTTAGTATATTTGTATAGTGTTCCTCTCCACATTACGAACATGAACTATTTATTTGACCCTATAGGCGGAGCGCGAAGTGGAGAGCGTGCCGAGCTTATGGGGTTTTTTTGTTAGCAATGGCTGAGAATAAGAAGAGTTTTATAATGTACTGCGACTGGGCAGAGACATTTAACTGCCTACCAGATGACAAGGCGGGCGAACTGATTAAACATATTTTTAAGTACGTCAATGACGAGGACCCGCAGACCGAGGACGTTCTAATAAATGCGGTATTTGCGAACATTAAGAACCAGCTAAAACGCGATCTTAAGAAGTACAAGGAGTTCATAGAGCGCCAAACCCGAAACGGTCAGAAGGGAGGCAGACCCAAACAAACCCAAAAAACCCATGGGTTATCTGGCAAACCCAAAAAACCCGATACTGATACTGTTACTGATAATGATACTGTAACTGATATAAATAATAATAACTCTAAAGAGTTATCCTCGTTCGAAGGGTTCGATAGCTATATAAAGACATGGACCCAGGCTACCGGACGAACCATAAAGAGCAAGCGCAGCGAAGTAGCAAAGACCGCTATAAAGCACTTTAACGCCCGAATAAGGGAGGGCTACACCTTGGAAGAGATAACGACCGCGATAAATAACGCTGCATCAGATCCGCACCACTCAGAGAGCGGGTATAAATGGCTTACTTTAGATTTCATCCTAAGACCTCAGCAGCTGGAACGTTGGAGGGAGGACAATAGAGAGCAGAGAAAAGAGGCGGACATGATAAGCCAAGTAGCGGCCATAGCCGAACGCATTGAACGAGAAAGACAAGCGCAGCCATGACAGACGAATACAAGGCTTATTTAAGCGGATTAGACCGTAGGCAGCTAAGAACTGAAGAAAGTAACTTACGGTCCTTAGTCAGTCTGCCTATAAAGTGGGATGCGAAGCAATTAGCAGCGGCAAAACTTAAGACCTTAAAAGACCTAAACACCAAAGACAGATGGAAAAAGTAATAGAGTATTTAAAAATGCAGCAAACGCTGATATTTATTGAAATCCAAGGATTGAAAAATGAAACCCATGAAGTCTTAGCAGGGAGATGTCGAAATTTGGAAGAGCTAAGAAAAGAAATGCCCGAAGCCATTAGAGTGTTGGAAAAACATTTAGACAAATGAACGAACGAATACAAGGCAAAAGCGTAAGCGAGCTTACCGAGTTCTTTAGCGCGGTATGCAGAAAGAATGACATTACCCTGCCTAACTTGGATATAGTAGCCGAGATCATTGTAGACCTTAAGCAGTTCCATGGCTCGGTTAGTTATGCAGACCTGCAGTACGCTTTTAGAAACTGGTCTAACGGAATGTTTAAACAGCTGCGCAGACCTCGGAACCTAAACGCCCACTTTATAGGCGAGGTATTAAGAGAGTTCCAGGAATTCAAAGGATCGGGCGTTAAACTTGAGAAGGACAAACCGAAGGCAGTAAAGAAAGAATTTACAAGGGAAGAGAAGCACACCGAGGCAGTCCAAGCCTTAGCCAATGGATTAAACGTCTTCCGCAATTCGATTCAAGGGAATAAGCAAAGCAGCATTATAGCGCGTAAACTATGGTCCGCATGGGTAACGGCGCGGGACTACGGTATAAGCCTACCGACCGAACCGACAGACTACTGGGTGCAGAAAGTAAGCGCTAAGGACATGGCGAACATGAACCCCGGCGCGTGGGAAGAAGTAATAAAGGCACGGAATACAAGGGGCCAGGTAAAAGAGGACCCGGAGGTAATAAATAAGGCCGCTATTATGTGCGCCTACTATGACCAAATAGGCAATCTTCCTACACTGAGCTTATACGACCGCCGAAATTAGTAGCTTAGTTCTGTGAACTTTAGGGAACATAGAAGGCTTCAAATGTACCTAACAGCGTGTAGAGCTTGGCGGGCCTTCAAGATGACCCCTAAAGAATTTCTAACCTATCCGATATCTCATATAATGCTATACGAGGACTTCCGGCAAGAAGTACATACGGCACTATTTAAGGGACCGGGTAAAACGGACGATAGATTAGCGGACCTGGACCAGCACGATTTAAGCGTAAACCAAATACGGAGGCTTGAGGTTATAGCCCAACTCTTTGAGGGCGGGTACTATCTGAAGGGCTGTAAACGTCTACGGGTAATATGAAATACCAACTAATCACACCCTATTGGGAAGCACCAGAGCCGAGAAGAAACGAAGAGCTGCGATACTGCGAACGCCTAAACCGGGAGCGGTTCGATACGGTAATAATGCCCAAGGGCCGACCAACGTATAGGGACCTTTTTACCCTTTGCGCTGAGGATGCTATTAACATAGTGGCCAATTCAGATATATACTTTGACGATTCTATAAGGCTATGCGACAAGATGCAGCCTAACGACTGCTACGCACTAACCAGATACGAGAGGGGCAAACTATGGGGCCGGCCTTGGTGGTCGCAAGACGTTTGGATATTTAAGGGATCTGTAAAAGACCGACTACTAAAGCAGCCAATAGACTTCCGCCTGGGCGTTGCTGGATGCGACAATAGAATAGCGTACGAGATATGGGAGGCCGGGTACGCGATAACAAACCCCTGCGTAAGTATTAAGACCTACCATAAACACGAATCCAAGTTCAGAACGTACGACCGAGAAAAGGAAAAGATAGCCGGACCGTACAAACTTTTAAGACCAATACAGCTATGAGAGTACTACACGTAGGCCTGGGAGGCCCCGAAATCGACAAAGCCCTGAGAGGGTTAGGCCATGACGTCCACCGGATAAACTGGCGGGAGATACCGAGCGCCCAACTGATCTACCTTACTAAGATGGTTTTAAAGGAAGCCCAGAGCTTTCTGCCCGATGTTGTATTCATGCAGATACAGACGCCCGGAATAGTAGAAGCCCGGTTAGTAGAGAGCCTTAGAGAAATGGGCTGCGTAGTAATTAACTGGACCGGCGATGTAAGGGAGAATATAGACTGGTATCTGGAACTGGGGGACGCTTTCAACGTAACGCTGTTCACTAACCAGACCGACATAGACAAGTTCAAAGAGAAAGGACTACCGGCCGACTACTTGCAAATAGGTTACGATCCTGATGTATACTACTTGGACGGAAGGGAACGAAGGACCGAGGGCGTAGTATTCTTAGGCAATAACTACAGAAACAGATTCCCAGAGAGTGCAAGGCGCGAAGAGGTAGTATTTAAGTACATGGACAAGGGCCTAAGAGTGTTCGGGGGTAATTGGCCAAAGAACAAGAACGGACGAACTACACCCAAGACCGAGCGCATTATTTACAATACAAACCGCTGGGCCTTGAACCTGGACCACTTCGACCGGCCGTTATTCTATAGCGATAGGGTAATAAGGGCGCAGGCTTGCGGGGCTATTATTTGCCAGATGGGAGAAACCGACATAACAGCGGAACACCCTTTGAGCTTTATAGGCTACCCAGGCCATTGGTCCGAAGAGATGCCGAACCCTAAACAAGTAGCGGACTATACCTACGAGTACCATAGATGGGCAGCGCGTATACCGAGGCTGTTAGAGATAGTAGAAGACTACGCCTGAGAATAACTGTTAAATTCTAATAAAATGCCAGACGGACGAAAAAACAACGGAGGTAATAGCACAAAGAGCAAGAAGCCAATAGATAGGCGTAAGCGTATGAGCTTTGAAAACCCTGAGCAATTTGAATTTTTCTTTAAGCAGATTAAAGTGCAGATGTACCACTTCTATGAAAGTGTACGCAAGGACTTTTTAGACAAGCACATAAGGCACGGTCTCTACTATGTGTATCTTCACAAGATAGAAAAGGAGGTAGTTTATGTGGGTAAAGGCAAAGGGGAAAGGGCGATGCACTGGGCAAGTCGTGACGAAGAGCATGGCGAGTTAATGGTAAATGGTCATATAAACATTGAGATAGTGGCTAACAGTTTGACCGAACCAAACGCTTTACTTATAGAAGCTGCCTTAATTAAAGACTTAAAACCAAAGTATAACGTAAGATGAATGTTACTGAAAATACAAAAATGAAGGTCAACACCTTTGGTCTAATGTACTTTGAGCATGAAGGCCGGTACTACTTCAGTACGCCTGACCTTGACCAAAGAGCAGACTTTCCGGTAAAAGGAACAGATCCAGACGAGATTATACCAGCGGACCTTAAATAAATGGACAAGCGCAAATACAACGGAGGCCATAGCACTAAAAGCACTAAGCCAGTAGACGGCCGTAAGAAGCCGGATGCTAAAAGGCTATTAGAGCGCGTAGGCTTGTTTGATGACGAGGCGCTGGACCAATTAGGCAAGGCGGTAAAGAAGGGCGAGAAGTGGGCTATAGAGCTTTGGGCTAAGTATAGGCTGGGGCTACCTACTCAGAAGATAGAGGCGAACATAGACAGCGTGGAAAAGATAGTGCCGCCTTGGATGCTTGACAATGCAGACAAACCCTAACCTTAAGTTTTTACGGGACAACTACCTAAGCAAGCGTATACTGGTTCTGCAAGGGGGTACGCGATCGGGTAAGACCTTCAGCGCTATACAGTTTCTCATAGAGCTTTGCTACAAGTACCCTAACGCGGGCATGGTCATAACCATAGCCAGGGCAACGTATCCGGCTATCCGTGGGTCTGTACTAAGGGACTTCATAGACATACTAAACAGCTTTGACGCCTACCGGGTAGAGAACCACAACAAGACCGAGAGTACCTATTTACTTGAAGGAAACCTAATAGAGTTTATCAGCTTAGACCAGCCGCAAAAGGTCCGAGGGCGTAAAAGGGACTTGCTGTTTATTAACGAGTGCAACGAGATAACCCTGGAAGGCTGGAACCAAATGTTATTTAGGACCACGGCCTGCGCTGTTATAGACTTTAACCCGTCCGATCCTATGCATTGGATATACGATGAGGTACAAACCCGTAAGGACTGCGAGACGCTGATAACTACCTACAAGGACAATCCGCACCTTTCGGACGTAGTTATAGCCGAAATAGAAAGATTCAAGGACATAGACCCGGACTACTGGAAGGTATATGGGGAAGGCAAACGGTCCGCCGGTAGGAAAGGGCAGATATACACTACCTGGCAGAAGGTCCAAGAAATAGACTGGGCGGAATGTAGTTCAATTACCTACGGCGTAGACTTCGGCTTTACCAACGATCCTACCTGCGTAGTCAAGCTGGGAAGGAAGAACGACCGCCGGTATGTAGAAGAGATAGTATACGAGAAGGGCCTAACCCTGGACCTATTAGCGGACCGGATGCGAAAGGCAGGGATAGATGGGGGCGATACCCTTATATGCGATTCAGCCGAGCCGCGAAGTATTACCGAGCTGAAGCGCTACGGGTTCAAAGCGATTGGCGTAAAGAAGAGTAAAGACTACAAACGTCATGCGATTTTAGACCTTAAGAGGTTATCTATCTTTGTAACTGCGAATAGCCGCAACATTTGGGAGGAAGTAACTTGGTATGCCTGGGAGATGGATAAGGACGGTAAGCCCCGTAGTCCAGAGCGGCCTATAGATGCCTTCGACCATTCGATGGATGCGATACTATACGCAAACAGCGTTAAACCCAGGGAAGTATATATATGACCTTTTTAGAACGGCTACAGAAGGCTATCGGATTCGCACCAGCGCGAACCCTTCAACAAATTGAAGAGGCCGAAAGAATCACTAACAAGTATTTTGCCGCACTTTCCTACCTGGGCAGGGGGCCAATTTGGAACGATGATAATGTACAGAACTACGTAGAACAAGGGTATGCACGTAACCCCGATGTATTCGCCGTAGTTAGTGCGATAGCCCAAAAGACCGCCGCGCTGGATGTTAAGTTAATAGAGAACGTAAACGGCGAAAAAGTAGAATTAGATCACCCGGCTTTAGACCTGATATACGAACCCAACGAAGAGCAAAGCAAGTTCGATTTTATGGAGCAGCTGGCCGGCTATCTTTTAATTACTGGAAACGCTTACGACTACTGCACTTCCCCGGCCGATGGACCAAACGCGGGGCGGCCGATAAATATGTACGTGCTGCCTTCTCAGTTCATGGACGTAGTAGGCGGCGATATGGGTACACCCGTAGCCGGTTATACTATGTCTTTGTGGGGGAATGTAGAGGGGGCCGAGTTTACTACTGACGAGATTATACATTTCAAGAACGCCCAATACATCTACGGCGATGGGCAAGAGCGCTACGGAATGTCCCCGATCCGTTCGGCTTGGCGTAGTATTGAGACCGGGAACAGCGGTTACGAGGCCAATAAAAAAGGCTTGGAGAACTTAGGACCTCCGGGCGTACTGTATGATAAGGGTATGGAGGGTATAACCGATACTCTAACCGAGGTACAGCAAAGGAATTTAGAAGCCAAGTTCAGAAAGATGAGCGGCACGAAGAACAGCGGTACGATCGCGGTAACTTCGGGTAACTTGGGGTATATCAACTTCGGACTGTCCGCCGTGGACCTGGCTATAATGGACACCCTTAAAATGACGTTAGTAGACGTCTGCAACGTGTACCATGTGCCGAGCCAGCTATTTAATAGCGAGATAGGCAAGACGTACACCAACCTAAAGGAAGCGCGTAAGCAGATGTATACAGACGCCGTGCTGCCTATGGCTGACCGCATCTACGGCAAACTGTCTCGGAAGCTCTTACCAAAGTACCCAGACCTTAAAGGGCGCGATGTCTATTTCAAGGTAGACCAAAGCAATATAAACGAGCTACAGCCGGATATGCAGGAACTGGCTAACTGGCTTAATGTTTCCTACTGGCTGACACCTAACGAGGCCCGCGAAAAGATGGGCTACGAAAGGGAGGCCGACCCGATGATGGATGAAATATATATGCCCGCTGGCCGTGTTCCTATTTCGCTGAGTGGGTTAGATGCCCCACAAATAGCCGAGCAGATAAACGGCGATAGCTTGCCGAATGACTAAACGCGAAGGGGCCAAGTACTGGACCCGTAACGACCGCAAGCGGGGGCGCTATGTCCGCAAGTATAACAAGGTATTCAACAAGGCGCTAAACGACCAGATAGCAAACCTTTTAGAGTATCTGAAGTTAGCTACTGACCCGCAGGCCGTTCTAAGCGCTGTTACTACCCTGGTGCGTAGGGACGATCTTAAAGCGGCTTTCGTTGATTTATATCAAGAAGTAGGCGTAGACTTCGCGACCGGTTCCTACAATCAGATAAAAAGGGAAGTAGACAGCTCTAAGGAAATGACCTTAGAGGACTTTCAATATATCTGGACCGCTCAGATGTTAGAGTATGTAGACACCGAGGCGGCCACTTATATAACCTCTATAATAGGCAGCAGTCAAGTAGCGGCAAAGCGCATTATTCAACGGATCATAGCCGAAAGTTTAGACGAGGGTCTAAGCATCTTTGAAACTATGGAGCGCCTAAATAAGCGCGTTCCTATTGAGTGGCGGAATGTATCTAAGTGGCGAAGCGAACTAATAGCACGGACCGAGGTTCTAACAGCATCTAACTACGGAATAGACACGGGCGGCCAAAGCATAGCGGATGAGTTAGGGCTACAACTTAAAAAGGTCTGGATAGCCCGGATAGATAGCCGGACCCGAACTATACCGCCGGATGCCGCCGATCATGTAGTAATGAACGGACAGACCGTAGACCGCGACAAACCTTTTAACGTGCAAGGCCTTAAAATGATGCGACCAGGGGACCCGAGCGGAGGGGCAAAGAATCGCTGTAATTGTCGCTGCACCGTTGCATTTGTCCGGGACGATGGGCAGCCTATGTTTAGCGAAATGTAGTTTTTCGCTCTATGTAATTTTGTATCGAAATGGCTAAGACCTATAAGAACTATCCGGAGGCGGTAAGTAACAATGCGAAGAGGGGGATAGAGCTTAACGAAGCAGTTAATAATAGGTGCGCCACTCAGGTAGGAAAGGTCAGAGCGCAGCAGCTGGCCAATAGAGAGGCGATAACTTACGACACCGTTAAACGGATGTACAGTTATCTAAGCAGGGCAGAGACCTACTATGACGAGAATGATACGAAAGCCTGCGGGACTATTTCGTATTTATTGTGGGGCGGCTTGGCCGGGAAGCGATGGGCAAAGAGTATAATAGACGAAGAAGAAAAGAGTATGAGCGGTACGCTATTACATAAGGGCTTTAATGATCCGTCAATGATCGTCAAAGACGTGGACGGAAAAAAGGGCGTAGTGTCTGGCTACTTCTCTAAGTTCGGGAACGTGGACAGCCATAACGATGTAATGGCCCGCGGCGCGTACTCTAAGTCTATAGCCGAGAACGGACCTAACGGTAAAGGGCGTATAGCTCACCTTTGGAGCCATTCAAGCTACGAGCCTATCGGTAAGCTAATGGAACTGGCTGAAGATGACTACGGCCTATACTTTGTTAGTAAGCTGGTCGATAGTGCAAAGGGCCGGGACGTTATGGCCTACTATGAGGCGGGTATTATTAACGAGCATTCCGTAGGCTTTTCTATTGTTAAGATGGCTTACGAAATGGACGATGAGGACAAGCCCAAGTATGAGCGGGTCCGCACCATTACCGAGGCTAAACTGTGGGAAGGTTCCAGCGTGGTCATAGGGGCCAACGCCGAGACGCCTACCGTATCCGTAAAGTCCGGGGACGAGGTTAGTAACCTTGTAGAACGCCTGGGCAAAATGCAAAAGCTACTTCGTTCGGGTTCTACCCTGACGGACGAGGCTTTCACCCAATTAGAGATAGAATGCACCCAAATACAGAAGGCGCTTAGTTCACTCGTAACAGAGGAGCCGCACACGCACTCCGAAGAGACCGAGCCGAATTTGCTGGACATTTGGAACCGCATTAATCTGAATAAATGAATGTTTCTTAAATCTGTCTAAAATGAACGCAGAAGAACAATTGAACAAGATTGCTTCGGACGTTTCCAGCTCTGTAGAAAAGACCAGAGAAGAGCTGAACGGCCGCATTGATGCAATCACAAAGGGCCAAGCTGACTACAGCAGCCAAATCGACAAGCTGACCGACCTGGTTAAAGAGGTACAAGGCAACAGCGAAGAAGTACAGAAGCACAGCGACAAGCTGGACGCTCGTCTAAAGGAGCTTACCAAAAACGGTATGGCTACTACTAAGGCGGCCGAGCTGACTACTTCCGAGGCTATGGCTAAGTCCATCGTAGAGAACCCAGAGTACGAGGCTTACAAGAATGATCCTTCAATTCATAAGGGTATTCGTATTCCCGGTATGCTGACTAAGGCTGTAGGTACTATGACCTTCAGCGCTTCCACTACTGGAGACGTAGCCGAGCAAACTCGTTTGCCTATCCTTCCAGACGTAGACCGCCCTAACCGTGTCCGTAACTTCATTCCTCAGGGAACAATGATCGGGGACAGCGTACGCTACGCTAAGGTAACCGGCGGCGAAGGCACAGCCGGCAACCAGACCGAAGGCAACGCAAAGAGCCAGGTAGACAAGGACATGGCCGAGCAGACTTTCAACGCTCAGGTAATTGCTGCTTTCGCTCGTATCTCTACTCAGATGCTTGACGACATCAGCGGCATGACTTCCTACCTTTCTTACGAGCTTACTCGTTTGCTGATGAACCAGGAAGACAGCCAGCTTTTGACCGGGGACGGAACGGGTACTAACCTCTACGGACTTGCTGCAAATGCTGCCGATGAAAACGACCTCAGCGTATCTACTGAGTTTGCCGAGCCTAACAAGTGGGATTGCATCCAAGCGGCTTCCGGTTACTTGGCTTCTCAGGACTATATGCCCGACTGCATCATGGTAAACCCTGCGGACTTCTACACTATGGTAGGATCTAAAGGCTCCAACGGTCAGTATGTAGCGCCTTTCTACTTTGACGCCGCTCAGAACACTTATACCCTTTTCGGTATGCCCGTGTATCACAGCAGCGCAGTAGCTGAAGGTTCTTTCTTCGTGTTTGACAAGGCCGCAGCTTCTCAGCTGTTCCAGCGTTCTGCACCTTCCGTACAGTTCTTCCCTCAGGACTCTGACAATGCTCAGAAAAACCTGGTTACTGTCCGCGTAGAGGAGCGTCTGGCGCACGTTCGCAAGCATGACGATGCGGTATTTACTGCTACCTATGCTAACGTACTTCCATTTATTACCCCATCGTAGTAGGGTAGTGCGTATCTAACTAAGGGGGCTTCGGTCCCCTTTTTTTATGCTCAAATGTTAAAGTCTGGGCGCAAATGTTAAAATGCTTGTAGGGTATGTAGAGGCTTTGCACCTTTGATACATCAAAAAACCTA